CTCCTGGAGTTCACTGGGGACCTGGAGGAAACTTCTTCCTTCGTGCAGTTCGATTTGGAAACACAGATCCAATGATGCACTTGTTCAAAGCAGCAGGGTACACAATTGAAGATGACGTAGTATCAGCAAATACATCAGTTGTATACTTCCCAATCAAGTCAGGTCATCCAAGATCTGAAAAAGATGTTACATTGTTTGAAAAGATTGCACTTGCTGCAACTGCTCAGAAGTACTGGTCCGACAATGGTGTTTCTGTAACACTTTCATTTGATAAGGAAACAGAGTCAAAGCACGTAGTTCCAGCCCTTCATATGTACGAGGGACAACTAAAGGCAGTCTCATTCCTTCCAATGGGAAATACTGTTTATCCACAGCAGCCATATACTCAAATTACAGAAGATCAGTATGAGTCGTATGTAGGAAAACTAAAGCATATTGACTTTGCTGCTATTTATGATGGCGCAGAAAACCTTGAGGCTCAAGGAGAAATGTACTGCACAACAGATTATTGTGAGATTAAAATCAAGTAGTCATGTGGTAAAATAGACTTATAATGTCTAATCCATCTAACCTATATGCAGAAAAAATATATGCAGAGCATCCCATCGCTTTATGGTCTCTGGATGACAAGGCTGACTATATTTCTTTAGTTTCTGAGGCTCAAAGAGTTTTGTCTGATACAACAAAATGGGATGTCCCAATTGGTGGAACTGTGTCTAACTATTCACAGTCTATAGATGAACCATTTCCTGAAAGTCAAACTACAAAAATCACTGGTGCTTTAACGGATAATGATTTTGGCCAGGTAGTCTGCATAAGTAAAGACATTGCTAACCTATCTACTCTAAATAAAGAATTAGCAACATTTTCTGTAGGAGCATTTTTTAATTCTATAAGTGCATACACATCTAGTTTTGAAATAGGTTATGAATATTACGATACTACATCTGGAAGCAAAATAGAAAAACTAAAATCTTATGAAACATCTATTCAAGATAGATGGTTTTTTATATCAGAGACGTTTGATATTCCAGAAGATAATACACAATTTAGAGTTGTTATAAAGATTAACTATATTGGTGGAGCCTCCAGTACACAAGATTATGAGTTTTTGGTAAATGGAATTACTGTTGGTCAGTGGTGCGAAGAATTTAATTCATCTTCTCTTGGTGTTCAACAAATTTCTCTTCCTTCAGAGATATCTTTACCCGCATCTTTTGCAATTGAAGCAGACGCTTATGGTCTTCAAGACAACAAAGGCTACTATATGGTTAAAGATAATGGTCTTATGGCAAAGAATACAGGAATTCCCCTTGTCTTCGGCGCATCAAATTTAACAAAACTTTTACCAAATGCTGGACTACCTTCTGTTATCATACCAGGACTTGGATTCCTATCTGAAGCAGGAAAGTATAAAGAGTATACCTTTGAAGCATGGATGAGAATAAACTCAGATTCAGTTACAAAGAAAAGAATTGTTGGACCCATTACATCTACAGACGGACTTTATGTAGAAGGTCCGTTTATGATTTTAAAAATTGGAAATAACTCTGGGTCTTATTACGTTGGTGAGTGGACAAGGCCAATGCTTATTCATATAAGACTTTCTGAAAACAATGCCTCTCTTCTTATAAACGGAGAAGAAGTACTTGCTTTAAATTATTTAACCTCAGACTTAATGTTTCCTGTAAGTATTTTAAATGATAAAGAACAAGACTGGATAGGTTTTTATGCATATGAAGATGTGTCTCCAATAGAAATTGACTGTGTTGCTATATACACGTACGTTGTTCCAATTGCTCTTGCTAAAAAAAGATTTGTTTATGGGCAAGGAGTTGAATTTCCAGAAGGTATTAATCAGGCTTATAGTGGATCATCAGTATACATAGATTATCCTTTTGCAGATTATACTAATAACTATTCATACCCAAATATAGGAAAATGGAACCAGGCAATTGTTGATAACCTAAGTGTTGAAAACAATCTTTTGTGTACTCCAGACTATAAACTTCCAGAAATAGTTTTAGGATCTTCAAACCTTGATCAGTTATATTCCGACCTTGGAGAAATCCAGGATGAGACAGATAAATTCTTTTCTTTTGATTCTGTTACAAGTGGATATATGTATTTTGACAATTTAAATTTTTTAAATCAAAAGGTTAGATCCTTTTATGGTTCTTTTAAATTTTTAGAAGAGCCAACTCAAACACAGACTTTGCTCAGGGTCGAATCAGAAAATTCTTCTGACTATTTTGAAATATCTACACAAAACAAGGATATAGTGTATAAGTTAAACTATAGAAATACAGAAGAAATTCTTGCAATATTTTCTTGGTCTGGGAGCGATCCTTTTAGTGGAATAGCATTAGAAGAAGTTTTTGCTGTTGGTATGGACATTGACAAGGTGTCAAAATATTTTGGAGGCAATGTTGCATCTTTCTTTGGTAATATAAATACCTTAAAGTTTTACATAGGTGGAAGGCCAAACTTAACTCAAACCTTTACTGGAAAAATATACAAGGTTGGGTTTTGCACGGCAAGAAATAATAAAAAGATTGAGCATTTATTTAATGAGCGAGGAATTCCAGTAAATAATGACACCGTGTTTGATTTATTTTTGCAAACTCCAGATATAGAATACAACTCTACAGATGATTATTTTGGAAACAATAGTGCAGAGTGGGATCAGATAATCGACTCAGGTGGGGTAAATGAAAACTCTATAGAGATATTCCAGCACCATACTGCAAGTTACACTCTTTCTCCAGCATCTTACTTTGATAATTACACCCTAGATATTGATATACAGGGATACTGGGAAGACTATATACCATTGACATACTTTTCTCAGTTTGTTAAGGATGAAAAAAATAGTTCTTACTACGACCTTGATCTAATTCAATTTAATATAAACTACCCAGCACCATCAATATTTGTAGAAGAAGAACAAACTGGTAGTTGGACTTACAAAGAATTAACAGATGAATATGGTTCCCCAATTCAAAAAACATATGAGTATTTAGATAATCAATTGTTTACAGGGTATTTAGATTATGATGATTTAAAGAATAGAGCATATAAAAACTATAAGTACGATACCTCAAGTTCTTTAGTTAAATCTTATGTTACATTTCAGTATATTGAGAATGGGGCAAACCTCTCAGAATCAAACTTTATTAATATAGAAAAACCATCTAACGATTCCATTGTTGTTCCAGCAGACAACTGGATGAATACAAAATATGAAGTTGTAAACAATATGATTATCTATCCTCCAAAAGATGTTAGGGTTACAGATCTTGCCATTGTTACACACTTAGATTTTAATGTAAAAGGCATTATAAACAATAGGGTTAAAGTTAGAAACTTAGAGTATGCATCTCAAGCATTTAACTCAACATCTCCAAACCCAATTGGAACAAGGTTTGGCAATGAGATATATCCGTACAAAAAATCTGGATTCTATTATGACTATAAAGCAAAAAATCCTTTTTCAATCTACAAAGGTAGTTCTCCATATCTGTATCTAACAAGATATACTGGAATAGAATTAAAGGGCGCATATGACCCAGGGGTTAATCGTGGTTTGTCTATTCCAATTAATAAAGAAATGTCAAGCAACTATAAAATTATGGCTATGCAAATGGCAGTAAGATATGATCAAGATGCATTCCCATATGCCCCTACAGAAATATTTGAGATTCAGTCAAAAAATAATCATCTAAAATTCTATATGGTAGCAATCCATCCAGGTGGGCAGAGAGCCAAAATTTATGCTATAAATGTAAAAACTGGAAAACAAGAGGATGGCATAGGATTTTATTGGAATGGAAAACTTGTAAAAGAGCCAGTTGTAACTGTTAAAGAGTGGGGATTCTTGGGTATATCATTTCCAAATTTGTTAGACTTTGCTTCAAGAGTTGGATCAATTAATCTGAACGGCCCAATAACATTTAATACAATATCTTATTATCAATCAACAAACCTACAAGAGGTTCAAAGAGTTGACTTCCGTCCGTGGTTTGGAGTTAAGTACTCTCTTCCCCTTACCCTTGAGTGGGACGACTGGAAGACATCTTCCTTTGTTTGGAATGGCGTTTTAATCCTATCTTCAACAAGTTATTATGGAGTAGACCCCTCAACAATCTACAAAAGTTACACAGGAACCAATAAGATTATTATTGACACTGACAAGGTATTTACGGTTAACGGATACGAGTATTCTGTGTATAAAGGTATTACTTCGAAACAAATAACAACTACTGCTGTCTAATGTGGTATACTTATTGATATGAATCCTCAAGATCCACGCAAAAAGAAGAAGGCCTTGCCCAAAATGAAAGGGCAGGTAGGAGAGTCTCGTGCACGAGTTATTGAAAAGCACTATGACTGGGGTCTTTATGTTTACAAAAAGGCCAATGGAAAATGGTTTACGGATGGAACTGGTTCTGTTTTAAACATTGAATCAATGAAGGGTGATATCTTACGGATCTCTAAACTCAAAGAAGCAGCAAAATATTACGGGGATGAAGGAGATGGCGAATGCATCTTTGTACCAGGACTAACTAGAATTTCAGAAGAAGAATACTCAGAGCAAAAGCAAAGACTTGCAGAAGGTTTAATCCCTTCTATGAACGATCTTGGTGCAGTCCAGGCAGCAAAAGATACAATTGCTAAGTATGGAAGTGATGACTAATGAGTGAAGATAGAGAACTTTTTATTAGAGCAAAAACAGATAGCCCACTTCCAGAAGATGATACTTTTACAAAACAAGATCCTTTTAATCAATCTTGGGATGTAGTTAAAGATCTTCAAGGACTTGATGCAAACTTTAAAAGAAGAACCTCTCGCTTAATTAAGGGAGAAGCAACACAAGGATACATTGATAGTTCACGAGCAGAAAGCACAGGTCGTGATGGAGCAAAGTCTAAAGAGATTAATTCAGGAACTGTTTTTAGAAATGCATACGGGCTATTTGATGTAATTACTCCTCCCTGGAATCTTTATGAACTTGCAAGTTTTTATGATACATCATTTGCAAACCATGCTGCTATTGATGCAAAAGTTGAAAACATTGTAGGTCTTGGATATGAGTTTAAGATTTCTCAAAGAACAATGCTTAAGTTAGAAGCATCAGAACCAAAGACCGCAGAGAATGCACGTAAGAGAATTGAAAGAGCAAAGATTGAACTAACAGACTGGCTTGAATCACTAAATACAGAAGACTCATTTACTACAACAATGGAAAAGGTTTTTACTGATCTGCAGGCAACAGGTAACGGTTATCTTGAAGTAGGAAGAACTGTTCGTGGTGACATTGGATATGTTGGGCATATACCTTCTACAACAATGCGTGTCCGTCGTCTTCGTGATGGTTTTGTTCAAGTAATCGCAAACAAGGTAGTTTACTTCCGCAACTTTGGAGCAACAAATCCAAATCCACTTGGAACAGATGCTCGTCCTAATGAGATTATTCACTTTAAAGAATACTCACCACTGAATACATTTTATGGTGTACCAGATATTATGTCTGCAATTGGATCACTTCACGGAGACCAACTTGCATCACAGTACAATATCGATTACTTCCAGAACAAGGCAACTCCAAGATATGTTGTAACTCTCAAGGGTGCAAAGTTATCTGCTGAAGCAGAAGATAAGATGTTTAGATTCTTGCAAACTGGGCTTAAGGGACAGAATCATAGAACGCTTTATATTCCGCTTCCTGGTGACTCAGATACCAACAAAGTAGAGTTTAAGATGGACCCTGTAGAAAACGGAATTCAGGAAGCATCATTTAAAGAATATCGTAAGCAGAACAGAGATGACATTCTTGTTGCACATCAAGTTCCACTTTCTAAAATTGGTGGTTCTGATTCAGCAGCAATCGCAGCAGCACTATCTCAAGATAGAACATTTAAGGAGCAGGTTGCAAGACCAGCACAAAGAAATCTTGAGAAGATGATCAATAAGATCGTAAAAGAAAAAACAGATATTCTGGAGTTTAAGTTTAATGAACTTACACTTACAGATGAGATTGCTCAGTCACAGATTATTGAGCGACTTGTTAAGACTCAGGTTATGATGCCAAATGAGGGAAGAGAACTTCTCGGCCTTCCTCAAATAGAAGGTGGAAATGAACCTTTTGATCCAAAGCCAGAACAAGCAGCAAATGATAATGCAAATAGAGCACGGGACACTGAAAGAACTAACAACCAGTCTGATGGGCCAGCCACAGTAAGTGGAAGAAATCCAAAAGGCGAAGGACGCAAATCTGACGACGTGTCCGATATGTCCAAATAATGATACTTTAGAAAAAAAGGGTATATAATAGAATAACCATGATTATATCAAAAGCGCACTGGAATTCAGATGGCGATAATCTTCGTCTATCTATGCCTTTAACCAAGGTAGACAAAGAACGCAGAGTCGTATCTGGTTTTGCATCCCTTGATAATGTTGACAAGCAAGATGATATTGTAACTGCAGAAGCATCTATGAATGCATTTGCAAAGTTCCGTGGTAACATCAGAGAAATGCATCAGCCAGTAGCAGTAGGCAAGATGGTAGATTTTAAAGAAGATAAATATTTTGATCCAGAAACAAAGAAGTTCTATAAGGGTGTTTTTGTATCTGCATATGTTTCAAAAGGCGCACAAGACACTTGGGAAAAAGTTCTAGATGGAACGCTTACAGGTTTTTCTATTGGCGGAAGAATGAACAAGTGGGACGATGCCTATGATGAAAAATCAGATAAGACAATTAGAGTAATTAAGGAATATGATTTGGTTGAGTTGAGTCTTGTAGATTCCCCAGCAAATCAATTTGCAAATATTGTTTCAGTAGAAAAAGTTGATGGAGTAGATGTTATAAAGGGTGACTCTACTGTATTAGAGAATGTTTTTTATGATAAAGCAAATGGAATTGTTATAGCATCTGAAAATGAATCAGAACTTAGCCCAATTACTGGTGAGCAGATGGAAAATATAGGGTTCGTTGAAAAAACGGATAGTGAAAAGACAAACATGATGAAATTCTTAGTTGATAGTGCTAAAGGCATTAATACTTCTAAGATTAACAAGGAGGTAAGTCCTATGACAGAAAACACAGAAACAGTTGCAGAAGTTATTGAAACAGAAGCAGCAGTAGAAGTAGAAAAGTCAGAGGTCGCTCCAGAGGTTGATGCAGTAGTTGAAACAACTACAGAAGATGTTGTTAAGGCTGATGAAGCCACAGCACCTGAAGAGATTGTAAAGTCTGAAGAGACCGAAGCAATCGAAGTAGTTGAAGAAGTTATAGAAGTATCTAAATCAGATGAAGCAGTTGTTGACTCAGTTGCTGAAATCAAGAACACTCTAGAATCAGCCTTTAGCGATCTAGTTTCAACAGTTAAGTCTTTGCAGGCAGAAGTAGAAATG